TTAAGACCAGCAAAAGAAAACTCAAAGAATCCTTTTTTCAAATCAAGTTACGCAGACTTAGGCTCAGTATGGGACTCTGTTCGTAAGTTGTTAGCAGAAAACGAACTAGCAGTAATCCAAATGCCTACAGATGTGGGTGGTTTAACAACAATACTATCTCACTCTAGTGGTGAGTTTATCTCATCTACAATGTATATACCATCTAAGGAAGATGCACATGGTGTGGGTTCTGCTATATCTTACGCTAGAAGATATGCTTTGGCATCTATTATAGGTGTAGTTACTGGTGATGATGATGGTAACATGGCAGTAAAAGGTTCGAGTCCCAAATCGACTACAAACTCAAAGTCTACACCTAAGCCTAAGTTAAATGACTCTCAGTATAAGAGCATGATAAAGGCTATTGAAGATGGTAAAGGTAGTGTTGTTGAACAGAAGATGGGTGGATACACTTTAACTAAGGCTCAAAGAGATAATCTTAACAATATTCTTAAACTATCTAAGACTTTAATATAATGAGTTTAGATAACTTTATAAAGAAGTTAGTTAATGACTCTTTTTATTACTCTGACTACGAGTTTGTAACGAACTCGCAGTTAGGGTTAATAAAACAAGATGTCAGAACTTACAAGATGATGAGGGACAACCCTGATCTAAGAAAGGAAACTCTTCCTATGATATTTGGTAGGGCTTATCACGTTGCTATGCTTGAACCTAATGAGTTTATGAAAAAGGTAAAAGTTTTTAATTCAGCCACAAGAACTACTAAGGGGTTTAAAGAATTTAAAGCAGATAATTCTGATGCTACTACTATAATCTTACAGAAAGAGTACGATAAGATTATGTATATGCAAGATGTTTTATTCTCTCATAGCGAAGTTAACGACTTATTACAGAAAGAAGGAGAAAGAGAAATAGCTAATGCTTGGAAAGATAATGATACAGAAGTATTCTGTAAGGGTAAGGCTGATTATAGAAATGGCACAACCCTTATAGATCTTAAGACTACAGGTGATGGTAGTTATTGGGGGTTTTCTAACTCTTGTAAAAAGTATGGATACGATAGACAATCAGCATTTTATATGGATGGGTTTGATTGTGATGAGTTTGTGTTTATAACACAAGAGAAGGAGAGACCATATAATGTATCTATATTTTATGCTGGTGATGAGTTTATAGAAAGAGGTAGACATGAGTATAAAAGCCTATTGAGTACTTATAAGAAGTTTTTTATAGATAACGAATCAGTAGTTGAAGAACATTTAATTATGGAAACATTATGACATTAAAAGATAAATTAAAGAAAGAAGGGATCAATATTGTTTGGCTCTCAGAAAGATTAGGGTTGAGTCGTCCTACCCTAGATAAATACGTAGACAATCCAGAAGACTTTAGAGTGAAGCACTTTAAAAAGATTGTTGGGTATATTAGAACAACAGAAAAGGAGGCATTAAATAATTATTTTAAAAATCAGAAAAATGAAAAAAGCTGAGAAAATTTACGTTGGTAACGGAGTAGAAAAGTTTGATGGAGACATGGTGTCTGTATCAATAAACCTAACTAAATTAGGTAAAGAGGCTTCAAACTTTATGTTTGAATACAATGGTGAGAAATACATTAAACTTAATGTGTGTAAGAATCGTGATGGTGCTAATGAGTATGGTAAAACTCACTACTTAGCAGTTGATACTTATAAGCCTGAACCTGCAAAGAAGGCTGAAGTAATAGAAGACGATTTACCATTTTAAATTGAACTAGTAGGCATAAGTGATCGCAGTCAAACTTTAATAATCATAGCTACTGCTGGTAATATTTCCGAACAAAACCTATGAGCCTATTATTTTTAACCAATCATGATAATCAATTTCATAATACCAGCATTAATATTGTTGGTTATAGTATTCGTACTAATAGAATTTGTTAAACAATTATATAAACAATTCAATGAAGCTAAGAATAAGTAATACTACTATAGTAGATGTAAAAGACATTCTTGTTGCAGAGCTAGATGATAAATCTATTAGAATTAGATTTAAAAACAATTTCGATATTGTTGAGTTTTATAATACTAAACTAGAGTCTACATTTATTTTCAATAACATTATGACTAATATGGATATATTCGATGCTAGATTTAATAAAGCAGAGAATATAGCTACTGAGGACGAAAGAAAAGAAAAAGCATTTGAAATGTTTTGGAATCTTTACGACAAAAAAATTGACGTTACAAGATGTAGAAAAGCCTTTATGCAGTTGTCTTTAAAACAAATGGGTGAAGCAATCAAGGGTGTTGTGAACTATGTTAACTCAACCCCTGATAAAAAGTTTAGAAAAAATGCAACCACTTGGATAAATAATATGGGGTGGAAGAATGAGGTCTTAACAGATAAGAAGTCGAACAGATATATTAAGCCTAAATACGTCCAAGATGAAAGATAATTTTGAAGTAGAAAAAAGACTTATTGGTAAGATAATGTCAAATCCAAAGGATTATTATGACAATCATAGTTTAATATCTGAAGGTATATTTGTTGACCCTTTAAATAGGAAGATATATAAATCTCTTTCTGATACCTTAGATAAAGGTAATAGACCTGACATGATAGATGTATTGTCCTCTATCAAAGATCCTTTATCTGATTTTAGATTAGCTGAGTGTATGTCTTCTGATCATTATGGGTTTATAACTAAGAATATGATTTTATTCTTATCACAAGAAGATAAAAAGATTAAATTAAAAAAGCTTGCTGAACATACTAGTAAGAAGGTAGATAATGGTGATGACTTGTTTGATATTATAGATTTTGTTGAAAATCAAATGAAATCTATATCTGAGATTAGGGGAAGTGATATACCAGATATTAAAAGTCAGTTAAAGGTGTTGCATGATGATATACAAAAGAGAATGTCATCAGATAATATGGTTGGTATTCCTACTGGTTTTCAATCTATTGACAAGTTTACTGGAGGATGGCAAGAGACTGACCTTGTAGTTATTGGTGGTGCATCATCTATGGGAAAAACTTCTCTAGGCTTATCTTTTTGTTATAACTGTGCTAAGGCAAAAATACCTTCTGCAATATTCTCATACGAGATGGGGGATACACAACTATTACAAAGGTTAGTATCCTTAGAGAGTAAGGTTAATAATAGGTATATAATGAAGGGAACCATACAAGATGATGAACTTAATAGGATTCACAAGGCTATAGGTAAATTAGAGAACACTTGTTTGTTTGTAGATGAGTGTAAAGATTCATCGTTAAAATACTTATTAAATAAAATAAGACAGTATGTTATAACTAAGAATGTTAAATTCTTTCTTATAGATTATTTGCAATTAGTTAAATCTACTGGGTCATCAAGGGAACAAGAGGTGGCTTTTGTGGCTCGTGAGTTAAAGAATATTGCTAAAGAGTTGAACGTAACAATAGTTGCTTTATCCCAGCTTAGCAGAGGAGTAGAAAGAAGGGAGGGATGTAGACCAGGACTTTCAGATTTACGTGAGAGTGGTGAAATAGAACAAGCATCAGATATTGTTATGCTTGTATACAGACCAGAGTACTATGGCATTATGACTGATGATAGTGGAAAGTCTACTCAAGGTCTTGTTGATTTAATATTTGCTAAGGGTAGGAATATAGGTACTGGAACCCTCCCACTGCATTTTCAAAAAGAGTATACTAAGTTTATTGACCCACAAGATTACACAGAAAAGTTTATCTCATTAAAACCTCAGGAGTCTTTTTAATAAAATGAAGAAAAAAATATATCACGCAAAGGTTAACTACAAGTGGAGAGTTGTAAGATATGTCAAGGGTGTTAGAAAACCTGCAAAGACTTGGAAGACATCTAGTATAAAGAGTTGCATAACAGATCTTGAGCCTGAAGTTTTGAGTAATAATAAGATGTTTATAAAAGGGTTAGAAATAAAACATAAGTCAACCCAAGAACTAGAAATTAAAGTATTATCAGTAGTAGATTACGAATATTTATGTATGTCAAATAATGTTTATTAACTA